AGTTTATTTAACTCAGGTAGAAAAGCTACCAAATGTACAAGAAGTAATATGAACAGTAAAGACGCAAAAAGATATAGAAAGAAAGCCAAAGCTCTTACAGTAGATTGGATTAAGTCTCTTATCCCTGATGAAGAGGGAGAGAAAGTAAACATAAATAACTTTCAAGACTATATGCCTGAACAAAAGTATGTGTATGCTAATCGTAGGTTTATGCTTTCAGCTTTCTCCGAGAGATGGTTTTATAAAAATTTAAAGAGACTAAACAAGGATTTAGATTCTGTAACCCTAAAGGATTTTCAAAGTGAAGAGGGGTTATAGAAAACCACGTAAGGTTAGACCAGTAGAAAAGAATGTCCCTAAAGGATATGACTCCGGGTGGGAATATCAATTACACAACTCAGTTTTAAAGTCTTGGAATCATCATTCCGAAAAAATTAACTACATTGTAGAACATAAATACGAACCGGACTTTACACAGACCATTGATGGTGTAGAATACTTATTAGAAGCTAAAGGCAGGTTCTGGGACTATCAAGAATACAATAAGTATGTTTGGATACGTAAGTCCTTGAAGCCTAATCAAGAGCTAATCTTTTTGTTTTCTAGTCCTAGTTCTCCTATGCCTCAAGCAAAGAGAAGAAAAGATGGTACAAAAAGAAGCCACGCTGAATGGGCAGAAGCAAATGATTTTAAATGGTATAGTGAGCACACGCTCCCTAAAGAATGGATAACATAATATGGACTATAAATTTGACGAGAATATTAATCTACATTTATTAAAACAATATGTAGAAAATACTTACAAAGAGCATTATGCTCATTCAAAATATCAGGCAACAGATATGATTATTGATGCCGGACATGGTGAAGGTTTTTGTATTGGAAACATAATGAAATATGCAATGCGATATGGTAAAAAGAATGGTAAGTCAGAAAAAGATTTACTTAAAATTATGCACTACGCATTGATAGCTTTATACTTAAACAACGAGGAACAAAATGATTGATGACAAAGTAGGAGTTAAACCTTATCTAGGTATTAACATTAATTATAACAAAGAAAAGAAGCTAGACCGCTTCAGTCTAGACACACTTAAAGATAGATACCTCTACCAAGAGGAAGGAGAAACATATGCACAAGAAGCGTTTGCGAGGGCTGCAGTATTTGCTGCGACATTTAAAGGACAGACTGATTTCGAATTGGCTCAAAGAATTTATAATTACTCTTCCGATTTATGGTTCATGTTTAGCACTCCTATTCTTAGTAATGGGGGAACCAATAGGGGTTTACCTATTAGCTGTTTCCTCAATTACGTACCTGACAGCCGTGATGGTTTATCTGCTCATTATGATGAGAACATATGGCTCGCAAGTACAGGTGGAGGCATTGGTGGATATTGGGGAGATATTAGAAGTAATGGCATCGCTACTGCTAACAATAGTCGTTCTACTGGTTCAATACCATTCATGAAAGTTGTTGACTCTCAGATGTTAGCCTTCAATCAAGGCATAACACGCAGAGGGTCATACGCAGCATACATGGATATTGACCATCCGGAGATAGAAGAGTTTATAAACATTCGTAAAGAGTCCGGGGGCGATATAAATCGTAAGTGTCTTAATCTACACAATGGAATCAATCTAACGAATGAGTTCTTACAAGCCGTAAAGAATGATGATGACTGGAGATTGATTGACCCTAAAACTAAGGAAGCTGTCAAGATAGTAAGTGCTAGAGAGTTATGGTGGCAGATACTTAATGCTAGAGCAGAGACTGGTGAGCCTTACATGGTTAATATAGATAACTGTAATGATGCTCTACCAAAACCACAAAAAGATTTAGGACTAGAGATTAAACAAAGCAACCTCTGTTCTGAAATAACACTACCTACTAACGAAGAAAGAACTGCAGTTTGTTGTCTTTCTTCAGTAAATCTAGAACACTTTGATGAATGGTCTAAGGATGAACAGTTCATTGACGACTTAGTAACAATGCTTGATAATGTTTTACAGCATTTTATTGACAACGCTATTGACACATCCGAGATTGGAGAGTATAATGCTAACTACAAACGTTTTTCTAATCATGTTAAATCCGATAAAAAATCATTTACGAAAGCTGCATACTCAGCTTACAGAGAGAGGTCTATCGGATTGGGTGCAATGGGGTTCCACGCTTACCTCCAACGTAAGGGCATTCCTTTCGAGGGCATATTCGCAACTGGCTTTAACTACAGAGCTTTCCAACACATCAAAGGAAAGGCTGTGGATGCTACTAAAAGACTTGCCGAAGAACGTGGTGAAGCTCCTGATGTACATGGTAGCGGTCATCGCAACGCTCATCTTTTGGCTATTGCTCCTAATGCCAGTAGTAGTATTATATGTGGCGGTACTTCCCCTAGCATTGAACCATATCGTGCTAACGTATATACGCACAAAACTTTATCCGGTTCTTACCAAGTTAAGAATAAAAATTTAGAAAGTCTTCTCAAGAAGAAAGGCTTAAAAGCTAAAGAGCTTGAGCAGGTCTGGAAAGACATTGCCGCTAATGAAGGCTCTGTACAGCATCTAGATATCCTTGATGATAAAGAAAAGGAATTGTTTAAAACCGCAAATGAGATTAATCAAATTTGGATAGTGGAACATGCATACAAAAGACAGGAGTTCGTTTGTCAAAGTCAAAGCGTAAATCTGTTTTTTGTTTTCCCGAAGGCAACAGAGCCTCAAGAAATACATGACGAATACTTACAATATGTAAATGATGTACATTGGTATGCTATGCACACGTTGAAGTCTTTGTATTACTTTAGGTCGGATGCTGCTAGAACCGCAGAGAATGTAAATATAAAAATACCTCGAATAAGATTAGAGGAAGTGGATTGTATTGCTTGTGAAGGATAAAAAATTTAGTGAGTTTTGTAGACGTATGTGGTTAGACCATTGCGATGAAAATAAAACACCGCTCTCTATAACCTACACAGAAGAAGAATATAAAAAAGAATTTAACCAATGGCTACTGCAAAAGTATGCTGAACAAATGGAGAATAAATGAGTATATTAGGAACAAGAGAACATTATAAACCCTTCGAATATCCTTGGATGTTTGATTACTATGTTCTACAAAATCAAATGCATTGGATGCCTGAATCAGTTCCTCTGCATAATGACGTAAAAGATTGGCAAGAACTTAGCAAAGAAGAAAAAAATCTTTTAACTCAAATCTTTAGATTGTTTACGCAATCAGACGTAGATGTGGGTTCCGGGTACGTAGATAAATATATGCGTATTTTTAGAAAGCCTGAAGCAAGAATGATGATGACTTCTTTTGCTAACATGGAGTCAATACATCAACATGCTTATAGTCTTTTATTAGATACTGTTGGTATGCCTGAAATAGAATACAAAGCCTTCGCAGAATACGAAGAAATGTCAGACAAGCATGACTACGTAGGAGAGTTTAAACCCACATTAAAAGATAAACAAAGCATTGCAAAGACTCTTGCAGTCTACTCAGCTTTTACTGAGGGACTCCAGTTGTTCTCAAGCTTTGCTATTCTTTTAAACTTTCCTAGATTTGGACGTATGAAAGGAATGGGACAGATTGTTACTTATAGTATCCGGGATGAATCCATGCACGTAGAAGCAATGACCAAACTATTCCGGGAGTTTATTCAAGAACATTTAGAAATCTGGACAGATGATTTTAAGAAAGAACTCTACGACATCTGTAGAAAGATGGTAGCCTTAGAAGATAAGTTTTTAGACTTAGTGTTTGATATGGGTAACATTGAAGGGCTTACAAAGAAAGACATGTATGCTTATAATCGTTACATTGCAGATAGAAGGCTACTGCAATTAGGGCTAAAAACAAACTTTGGACAAAAGGATAATCCTCTTGGATGGATTGACGAAGTAATGGGGGTTGAACATCAGAACTTCTTTGAAGGTAGAGCTACATCTTATATGAAAGCAGGACTTCGAGGAAAACAAAACATAATTACCTTTAACGAAATTAAAAATGAAGAAGAACAAAAGGTCGAGGGAAGCTAACCTAATAAGTTGGAAGCTTTGTATTGACTCTGAAAATAAACTGGTTACTGAACTTAGTGCATTCCCTGTTGAGTACATAGACCTCTTCCATAAAGAAGACAGGCTAGTTATTCTCAAAGCAATTGAAGAAGCAAGGACTGCTTTAGAACCTCTACATAAAAATATAGAAACGGAACTAGATGCAGTCTTTTAAATTATAACTTTAATCTCCTTGGGTTATCGTTATTCTTGATGAAGCTCCTCCGTTCACTACTATCTGTGTACTCTTTCCATTCTGCACTAAGATAAAGGTATAAGAACTACTCTTATCTAAATCTAGTCTGACAGTATCTTCTAAGGATTTATAGAAGGTTATAACTGTATCGGTCATGAAAGTATTTATCTGAGTCTCTGCATCAAAACCAAGAGTAGTACCTTGTAGGTCTAACTCAGCTTTCAAGATGGTTTTCGTTGTATCTAGTTCATTGACCTCTTCAATTACGTTAAGTAAATCTTCTAAAAAGTTTACGTCTAGATAGTTTATGTCTAGCTCTGTAAACTCTAGTTCATCTTCTTCTAAGTAATCTTTTTCTAACTCTTCAAACTCTAAGTAGTCTATGTCTAAAAGATTCCCGGACTTGACTTCAGACGAGGATGATTCTAAAGTCTCCACTTCCTTTGGAGCAGAAACAATCAGCATATTGTCTATGAGTTCTAAAGTTAAATCCAGTATAACTGGAGGACTAGGGGCAGTCTCAAACATCGAAGCTGTGGTAGCTTGATAGGGTTTATTTAAAACTACTTGCCCCATAGCAGTACTGACTACTATCTCTCCAGATGGCAGTCCGTCTTCTTTGGGTAATAAAATAATTAACGACCTTCCTAATTCATCTACAGTAACTGTGAAGTCAGTGCCTCTAATTCCTATAGTTGCAGAAGGCGTATTAATCCTGATGTTTTTTTTCTTGATGGTTGACAGCTTACCCGTTATAAACCTTCCAGTTCCTCGGGCAAACTCTAGTGCCATTTTTGATTTAGTTGGGTCTGGGTCATAGACAAACTCGTCTATAACCAGTTCTGAATGTTCAGTAAGTCGTATTTGACTTTCATCTAAGAATGTAATGCCCATTCTTCCATTGGAAGTTTGAACATTATCAAAGCTGTTGATATCAAATTCTAAAGCAGCCTTATACGTTTCATCTCGTACGACTCTACCCGAACCTTCTAATTCTGTTATACTTCCTATATCAGCATGAAGTGGACGTACCACCATCAGACTGTACAACACAGACAGTACCATTGCTGCCTGTAGAAAGTATTTTAAGCCAATCATTATCTAATGTACTTTGTTGGTCTATGTTAAATGTTCTTGAACTACCTGTTTGGTCTAAGTAGAAGTAACCTCCTGCGTAACCATCACCATCGAAAGTTACACTGTTAGAGTCACCATCAATATCAACAAAGCTTGTACCTGCATCGTAATCAATATCAAAGTCTAGTGTGTTACTATCGCCTTGTATAATCCAATCTAAATCAGTACTACTTGCTATGTCTGCTGTTGCTAGGTCTAAAGTAAAAGTATTACTTGTACCTGTTACATCTACATTTAAGTTTGAACTATCTGCTCCATAAGTATTTGTTGGGTCAACCTGTATATTAAACGTGTTACTGTCCCCATCAAACTCAAAGAAGCCTGTCAAACTATCAGCCAGAATATCCCCAAGAAATTTGTTTGAATCACCTATTTGATTTATGTCTAGTGTCATACTACTACCATCTAAATCTAAAGCTGTCATGCTCCCTGCTGATGCAGTAGCACCACCAATAATGTTGCCTGAACCCAACTGCTCTAAATCTATATTAGCGGTAGCTCCGGCTTGTTCAACAAATATTTCGTTGTCAGCCCCGAATGCCAATACACTCACCACAATCAATAGGCTCAATAATAGTTTCTTCATATTGCCAATATCCTCTCTCTATTCCTGTCTTTATGACATTTAAAACACCTGTTTCTACAGCTCGTTGTAAAGCTATGGAGACAGATTCATTTTCTGTAAACCCTCCCTCTACCTCAACTAATTCTGTACCTAGCTCTATAAATCTAAATACATCTTGTGATAAACCTACAGATAAAATACTTTTAGAGACTAACACCTCTATGAGTACTTCACCTGTGCTTACAGAAACTAATCGTAGGGAGACACTTACTGTATCTTCCCGGTATTGTTTGCTTGTTCCTATTCCTAGATAACGAGCTCCCAATCCTCCACTTGTTGTATTAGTATCATAACTAATAACACCGCCTTGAACTAACAACCCTGCAAAAAGCAAAGGTTTTAATTTATTGTCCTCTTCAAATTCTTTTCTTGTTGTTCTTATAAGTTGTCTTTCTTTTGTCAGGTCATCTAACCCTACTCTTTCTACAACTTTAAAGAACTCCCCGTTTGCAGCATGTTTAAAAGCCCTGATTAAAAACGCTTCAGGAGCCTGTGTAATCGCTGTACTAAACAAAGCAAACTCACTATTGCTTTTACGTTGCCCTGTCAAGTCTTTAAAACTGTTAGGGTATACAGCAATTGTAGGTTTATTTATAGCTGCCGGTAAATCTTTTAATTCTTTTGATTGTAAATCTAATACAGATGATTCTTGTATAACTATGTTTGGTATACCGCCTGTAGTTAATAATGAATCATACTTTAGTGCACAACTAGAAAGTAAAAGACCCAATAGGCAAGGTAATAATTGTTTCATTCCCATCTGCATCCGTTATTTTTAGTGTGATATATTCCCCGTCTGATTCATACTCAATCGTATTACCTTCTAATTCTACTTGACCAGACTCGGATGGATTCTCTCCAAATAAATTTTCTACTAACTGTCTAGATAGCTGTGCATAAATACGTGACTCTAAGTTTCTAATAAACCTTGCAAGTGTTGTGTTCTTTGCATCTCTTTCAAGCTCATCTTGATAGGCTTTTATTTCTGCTTTGATAGCCTCTTTTCTATTAAACTCTTGATTTTCTATTGTCAGATAATGTGAGCTTGTATTTGTTCCTGAAAAGCTAGGATTCTTAAACTTATGCACCATCTGGTCTGCATGTAGGTCTACAGCAATAACTAACAAAACAGCAGACAAGCCAAACACAACAATAAATTTGTCGTATTTAGTCATTAGTCTTTCCTCTGGTCATCTCTATCTGCCTTTGCTATTTTATTACTATCTATAAGTTGTGGAACTCCTAGTATAGTTTTGATAAGTGTATCTTGTCTGATAATCTCATTGTCTAAACTACGCACTCTGTCTATCAGAGCTACCAAGATACCATGTTGTGAATCCAATTTAGTACCTAGTCGGTCTTCCATTTGAGCTATCTGGTCTGCAACTTTATCATCAAGTACATCGAGTTTAGTCTCCATGCCATCAATAATTCTGTTGATAAGCTTCCAAATAAAAAAGCCTAATCCTAATGCAGCAGCGATAGGAAAACCAACTTCATTAATAAATTGAATTGCTTGTTCCATTTTTTTAAGGTGTAATTTCCCTGTGAAGCTAACAATAGCGTTCGTTAAAATACTTCTTAAGTTTTAGTAGGGGCTAGAAAAAATAGTAGTATCCCGAGACTACTAGATATATCCAACCAACAATACATACAACGCAGACACTATCGGTCACTGCTTTCAGTTGATTTACACTCCTTTTTATTAAGTTCATTCCATCTTAGGAATTTTTTGGTTTCTAAATCCCAAAACAATCCTTTGTAACAATTATCGTCTTGAGAGTCTTCTTCTTCGTCTGCGAGTCCGAACCAATTCCATCGTCCGTCCTCGATAACGTCTTTTAATTTCTGTTTCATTAATCCTGTTTATTTGAAGCTCCGAAGTAAAAGCTAATTACTGCTGAAGCTAATCCACCTAGATATCCTAGGACTAGGTTTATCAAGGCTTCTGAATTCTGTTCTGGTGGTTGAAGAGTTACTAAGAATATATAACCCATGAAGCCACCAACTACGGATACACCTACGATTCTAGCTGTCCAGTCTTTACTAAAAGTTTTTCTAGCATCTTGACCATCAGCTACTTCTAAGTTAAAAACATCTACATCAAGTTCTTTCATCTTGAGTTCAAAGTCCTGCTCAACCTTTTTAAGTTCAAGCATCTGTTCAGGTGTAGCTTCTTGTATAGCTTTTTCAATTGATTTAGGATTGTTAGGAACTCCTAAAACATCAGCT